CTACCACTACGGTGGTAGCACCCTGGGACGGACCCCGTCTCAGGAATGAATTGACTACGATCCATGGAAAATGGATTGTGGCGCGTCTCGAAACCCAAGCCCGTCAAAAGGCTTACGAAGCACGTACTGCTCGACAGGCGCGTGCTAAAGCTATCAGGGCAACCCGAGCCTTCAAAGCGGCCCAAGCGGTCGCCAAAAAGGAGAGGCGTGCCAAAGAGTGGGCAGAGGAATGTGCGCGTCGCGATGCCCTGGGGCGCAGGCGGGCGAACTCATTGCCCAAAAAAGCGGTTACCACTATCCCGAAGAAAATTCGGCGATGGTATGTCCCAACCTGGGAGGCCACTATTAAAGACCGGGTGCCCACCCGCGTTCGTGTTTTTGTGGCTGGTCCCATTTACGGGCCATCGCCCGCTGAACGCGCTGGACTATTCATGCCCAACCCACTCGTTGGGTATATCCCCCGTCACGAGGGGCCTCGCTGCACAATCCGGCGACCAGCGGTACCCTGTCCTTTCCTTAAACGTTTAATCACCGGGTCTACTGGGCCCAAACGTTCCAATGAACGGCGCAGGCTTGCCTCTTTACTGCGTTTTCTCGGAAAAGTTAGGATGCAGGTACCTCGTCGCGGCTACACAATTATCTCCCGTCCAGTAGTTCGTCCCCCCCCGGCTCCTTTCGTGAGGATTAGACCCTACCCAGTTAAAGTCCCACTCGAGTACGTGCCGAATTGCTACCCTTCATTGGTTGCGTACACTCAGCCGCCCCCTGCGACCGTTAAACCATATTCGGAGGTGATGGTTCAAGAGCGAGTCCAAGGTTTACATTTAGTTTGGTCAAAAACTAACAATGGCAGCATGGTTTATTCTGAACAAATTGTTTACTCTACCGTTCTGCGCCCCCGTGCTCGCAACTTCGACCGTGCTACTGCCATGGGGAAGACTGATCCGGGACCCGCCCCTTCAGTCGGGCGCGGTATTAAGATCGCTAGCGATGACGGTTTGTGCGGCGTTAAGGCCGTACCTGGTCAGATCTTAGTGGCTGCAGCTGCTGGTTATGACGTACGTCCCGCCTTTGGATCTAACGATGCTACCATTCCTCGGGAATTTACTCAGGCTCGACTTGCTACTTCGTTCCAACCCGGACCTGGAGGTCAGAACCGTAGTACATATGGTTTAACCCCAGAAACTCTTTTGGAAGTTAAATATCCAGAGAGGGCCCGTAAGATTAAGCGTATTCACCGCTTAACCCACACCGACCAATATATGCTTGGCGGACGCGGTCGGGTTGGCACCTCTACTGTTACCCTCAATAACATCCCCCCTCTCCCTCGTCCTGCATATAACTTTAAACCCAATTATGCAGACGGAGCCTCGCTAGCCTCTAACAATATAGAGCCTGGGATGCAGAAGGGACTTGATTTAATGATGCAGACTGAGCGTGTTTTTGCCGGTCGTATCCCCAGGGCCCAGGGCGGTGCGTATGAGGCTGCCAGGACAGAGAGGGTTATATCCTCGGTCACTAATTTCCAAGAGGCAGCCACTGGTCAACGATATCTCCGTGCCTGTTACGTGCTAGCGTCACGTCTTCTCCAGGCTTTATACCTGCGAGAACAAGGGAACGGCGCTTTTGGTGCCCTGGCCCAGGCTAACGTCCCACCCGAAGTACCGTTGGCCCAAATTACGTATTTACATACATCCACGCTGCCAGCCGCCACCCATGGTGCCAACAACGGTAATGCTGTTGCGTTTCCAGACCCCCTAAACCCCGAATCATACCTGGACTTGCCGGGAGTACGTGATAATTTGCGTTCTGGGCATTCAGTTATCCTCGACGTTGCAGGGATGTCTACTGCTCAGGTGCGTGAATATGTGAACGCTTTCTTCTTACAGGATGAGCGCCACCGCTGGGAGGTGGCTTACAATGCTGGAAATGCCCAGAATCCGAATATCCAGCAACTCATGAGCCCGCTTGGTCGCGAGACCATCCGCGGAGCCCAACACCTTTATCTGCATTGGGGGTCTACTCCGTCAAACCGTGTCATCCCCTTGGCACAGCTTCGGGGTGCGCCAGCTGCTGGGCAAGTTGATTTCAATTTTAGGCACTCCCCTTTGAACGTGTCCGTTATAATCAACGTCTTCAGGTCATTAATTGCGCGTCACCATTGTGGGGCCGATGCAGCCGTGGCCCTAGAAACGGCCATGTACCGAAGTCAATTCTACCACACAGCCGATTTTCCACAAGGCTTACGTCGTGGGGCCCAACAGCACGTTCTAGCCAATGGAGCCCGTAACCTCCAGTTGCCCCGTGACTATACATACATGCAGTATTATGACTTCATGTTTTTAGAGTCTGAAGTACCAAAGTACGTATCAGATATATTCACGATGTGTTTACAACAACCTAATGTAGCTAAGTGGACGATGTATTATCTCAACCTCCACATGGCCCAATCTCTTAACTGGCCTTCCACCACCCTGTCCTTCAAAGGCGAGGTTTTACATGCCTTACACCAACGTATTGGGAACGCCCCCAATATCAATATTTCAGGTGAGTTGGATGAGCACCTTACTAGAATGCACGCTAACTTTTACATGCGGAGGGATGACGTCATTTCGATGTGGCAAGTGGCTCATAAGAACGCGATGGCCCACAGGTTTGGTTATTCCCCAAGCACTGCATTCTTTGAGTTATCCGCCCCCATCCCTGTAGACGTATGGGCTGACAATAGGCCAATTTATCTGGCACATGCCTACCACAGTCTATGGATGGCTCAATGCATCCCTTATCACGCAGTCCTGCCAACTCATAAATCCGTTCCGTTATGGAATGATGAAGAATACACCCCGGATCAGGGCCTATATCACTCAATGACAAATGCTCGTTTCGGTGGTTTCATTGAAACCCACGAGTCGGTCAAATACCTATCGGATGATGGGTCAGACTTTTGTTTTCAACACTTCTTAGGTATACCAGATTTGACTGCCCCGGCTGGTCACCAAGATCGTTGGGACGACGCACTAGCGCCCCGACTCATGCAACCCGTCGTTTGGAACGTACCTCGTGACTACGAGACCCCTTCAACGGCGATCCCGTCCGCAAGCAACGTTACTTTTTCGTATAACTACAATGGTGGACAGAACCCCCTCTCTTTATTCGCTTTACCCGGATCGTTCACCAATGTCGACTGGGCTAATTGGCGTACCAGGGCTGGGGGCGTCTGGATGACCCCTCATTGTCGGGCTGATCCTCGTCGTGAACGTGAGGTGTCGGAGGCTATGCGTAGCTTCTTTCCACCGCAGAATGTTCCCCGCCAATCCGTTACAATTGCGGTACTACCACCTGTCTGGACAAACTCTTTTGCTCAGGAGGCTAGCGAGTACGTGATGTATCCATTGTTCTCGAAAACTTCCGAAGACTTTGGTGGTTTCGCGCTCTTTTCCCCGGGTGACGGGCATGACATAACCTCAATCCGAACCTCGTCACTACATTCACTAAGTCCTGGACCGATGGCTAACGTGTTACCGGCCGTCCTCCAGAATCATAATCCGCGAGTGTCACGACGCCCCCACCAAATCCAGGGGCCTGCTCTATTTGATCGTATTACCCCTTATGCAACCAATATGCAAGGGAAGAGCGTGCATGCAACCCGGGTACCAGCATTTGATCAACTCGTATCCGACGTTGCCGCACAACGGGCTTTAGCTGCAGAAACTGCCGCTAGTACCTTAGCACAGTTCGTCCCGGAGATGCCACGGGTTAATCTCCCTAGTCCACAGCGACCAAGTCCTCCGGTTCCTGCCCCTACTGATCCAAAAGTGCCGATACCGGCGTTTGATGGTGAGTCACGTAATCCATATGACGCGGCCAATCTCCAGGCGAAATTCACCGAGCGGGCCACAAAGTCTAGTGGAGATGCTAAACATCCAAAGGTGGAGGTACAGTCCAAGGGTCCTGATAAGGGGAAAGAGTTCTCTTGGAACCAGCCCCCCCCGGTCGCACTCCCTTCGCAGGGATCGGAAACTGACACCAAGCCTGACGTCCCGTCGAAAGTTGATGGGCTGGTTGTTACCGGTGTGCCACCTTACGCTTGGACCTCCGCTCGTGGAATCCTCGACGACGCTGGACGCCTAACAACTACCCTCGAAATCCTTGACCCATCCACTAGGGAAACCATCGGTTTCTATAATCCTGGCGATTTGCCTCCTAGGGCACCGAAGTTTGAGCAAGCGCCAATGCCTCGCTCCCAAATCCCTCGTCCTAGAAAAACAATGCCAGTTAAAACTGGTGCCCCGTTTTCGAACAAAGCCAAAGTGGTGGCCGAGGTACCCCCCGTACCCCAGCCGGAGAGAGCACCAGTCCCCTCTCAATTACCACAGCATCTCAGTGTGCCCTTCGCGGAAACACCCACAATCGTTGAAGAACCTGTTGAAACAGTGCAAGTATCTACGTCTAGCTCACTAGACCCTACAAATAACGTTTCCCCCCCGGTTAACGATGAAGCGGCGATTTTGGCTCAGCGTGGGTGGCAGAAATGCACTTACACTTTGGCTGAACAGCCGAATCCCCAGTACGTCCACCCGCTTCGTGGTCCCGTTCTTGGTAGCCTCGACGTAACTTTAAATTAATTTGGAGTGTTGCGTTGTCCGACACCATCGTTCAACGCTCCATCTTAATCGAACCCCTAATTGCTGATGCTGACAAGAGTTTGCTTTCTCCCCCAGTGATACGCTTTTTGCGTTTTCTCAGGGAAAAAATCAGCCAAGGTGGGGTGTCGGATGGCATTAGTCATTCCTTACCCTTGGTTGAGTATAAGGAGATTGATTTAATGCAGGCTATAATGGCCCCTCCGACGGACATTAATTCTGCTGTCCTCATCTTCTTGCTTGTGGCCCCAACCCCGAGCGAGGTATATGAATTCTTGCCTACGATTTTTGCTGAGCACGCCGCTGGGTTGACGGATTACGTTAAACGTGATAACCCGCTACCTTCTTATAGTGGTTCGAGATTGAGTAATGCTGAAAAAGAGTACCTCACAGAACTCTATCCTAGGAATGCTGGGCGGCCTGGCGGAAAGATCCACGTTGAATTGGTTGGCTTAGTGACATCGTTAAGTCACTCTGCTCTCTCTAACCAGATAGCCCGCCACCTCTTAAGCATCGGCGCACTCAATGAATGGGAACTGACCACCGCAGCGTCTTTGATCTTGTTACCACACACTTCGAGAATTGGGGCGGAAGTTGTAGCTTCTCTGTTTTCCTTCGATATCGATAGATTGTCAGTCCGTGATTTAGCTAAGTTCTTCAAAGCGTTCCATACCACGGTCCGTGTCACACGAATCTTACCGGGCCATGGTTTCCTTAGTGTTGAAGAGGCGAATCTTGTTTATGGGGTTGATCTACTCACCGGTCCTTCGGAGTTCCTGAAGGCTAGCGCTAGGGAAGAGATTCTCATGCGACTTAAAGATCAAACTTTGGCTGCCGTTCCGAAGGTGGATCCATTCGCCCCCTTTTCAGAGACGGAGTATGAAGAGTTATTCGATGAATCACTCCGCCAGATAATAGATGAGACTCTCCCCGAAGCTATCAAGTGGAAGACCTTCGAGGAATGGTATGCCCAACGATTTGCTTGGGCTGCCTCTGGTGGGTCACCAGGAGCTACCCTCACCTGGACGAGTGGTAAAGAACGTATGAATAAACGGGGCACAATGACTGTCCTAACTTATGAGCAAGTTCGAAACGTTCTCGAGTGCACTGAACGTCCTATTAACTACAGTAAAGCAGCCATTAAATTCGAAAAGGGCAAGACACGTATGATCTGGAATACCAGTATTTATCACTATTTATTCCAGGCCTACGTACTTGACTGTCTTGATAATGCCCAAACAGCTTTACCTTCGCCTAAGGCTAGGGAACGTGGGCTGCCAACTGGCTGGAACGCTTCAGCCCACGACTCAGCAGCCAGATTGGCGAGCCAGTACTCCCGCTTGTGCGCATTGAGAGCTCCCAAGAGTATAGGTTTGATGTGGGATTTCTCTGATTTTAACATTAACCACAAGTTACTAAGTATGCTGAAATTGTTCGCGCGTATGGGTAGCGCCATGGCTGCCCGTTTAGTCTCCAGTGTAGGCCAGGCTGACTTAGGCCGGATGCGTGCTGATTTCGATGCCTGTGTTGACTCGATCAGTAAAGCCAGGTGGAACACTATCTTAGATAGCGCCGATCAAGATCAGGATCCGTTGATTGCCGAAATCGTTCGGAGCTTACAATCGGGTGAACGCGCCACAAGCTTTACTAACACGTTCTTGAATCGTACCTACATCCGACTTGTACAACTATACTCCGCACGGTATCTCCAGACCCGTCTGATCTCCGATAATCTATCACAACAAGGAGATGACGTCTTCGCTATAGTCGAAAATGTCTTTGCAGGGTTACTTGCAGCGACTTTAATTAACCTGACAGGCGCTGCGGGGCAATTGTATAAGATAACGATGGATTACGGACCTCGCGGTGAGTTTTTGCGCTACGCCTACGACGGAGTATAACGCTCGGTTGGCGGGTACCCACTACGAACATGCCTCGGATTAATAAGCGGTGAGTTTTTTGCTGATCCAATTATAGACCCGGATAGTAGGGCCGTTGCGTATTTAGAATCTTGGAACAGAGCAAACCTCCGCGGGGGCAAGTTACCACGCACGTTCTTGGACTATCTCATTAGGAACAACTGTTCTTTGGTTTACACAAAGAACGGCGTGAAACACCGTGTCCCGGCAGATCTTGTATTCGCTTTAACGCCGTCTCGGTATGGTGGACTTGGTACTACTGGACAGTTAGGTCCATTAACTGGCCCTTCGAGCAATGTAGTTAAAGGTTACAGCAATCCAAGGCCCCGTCCTACTTATCGGCCTCCAAAATTGGACGCTAGGCGGGTACTCTCGAAGATGAACATCTTGGATAGGGCCGCATTGGTTAAACTAAATCTGCAAGGCGACTTAGCGGGACCGCTAGCGCAAGCCGTTGCTTCTAGCGCATTCACCGGTGCTTATCCAGCTTCTGAGGCATCCGCAGCTCTAGCCGATTTTGCGGAACGATTAGATACTTGGAGAAAGTCGTTGGTAAGGAAGAGGTTTAATCTTCCCGACGTTAAATTACCTGAGGAGGTAATCATGAAGCACGCATTGAAGCTTTGGGGGGACGTTTTTGGTTTAAGTGAGGGCATTACGAGTTCCATGATTCCGGTTAAGGGTAATGACAGTTGCGGTTTGGCACTGGTCATTCCTTCGGGAGGCGGAAAGTCTACGCTTGCTAGGAAGTATCCCCGTCTATTCTTGGACCATGATGACTATGTCGATTTCGATGTGGTCACTCCCCTTGCTACCGAGGAGAATTGGAGCGCTCTTAATTTGTACAATTCGACGGTAGCGATCCCTCGCGATGGTAGGATATTACTCACTTGGTCACCGGAAACCACTCCCAGTGATCGGTCCATTATAGGGGTGTCGTTAATGCGTAATCCGAGCGGCAAGAGACTACAAGTCGGTAATACTGCCCACTTAGAAGATAAGTATAAGAGCTTATGTTCCTACTTTTCTACCTACGAGGAGCGGGAGGTTTGGGCCTTAAGTTTCGTTGAGGAGAGTTTTGGATTATTCGCCACCTTCTCCAAAAAGCG